GCAGATTTACGATGCAGACACGGACGAAGGTTATAAACCAACGGAGGCAAATATTCGGGTGCTTTACTATGGTGGTCTTTTACCGAGCAATCCTTCTTGGGACTTCATAGGGCTTCAACCAGCACCACTAAACCAACCGAGTAACGCTATTTGGACTGCACAAAACAACTATCCTTACGCTGGACATTGGGACAATCCATTAACGCCAACCTTAGATATAAACTTCGGACTACCTTATGAACTCTATTACCAAGCTAACGGATTCACGGGAACGCTTCAGGTAACAAACGCTGGGCTCTTCAATGTTTACCACCGTAATTACATCAACGAGATAACTGACAAGGATAGTAAGGTAATGACTGCGCTCTTTTACCTTGAGCCGACCGACATTAACACGCTTGACTTCCGCGACCAAATCGTAATTGATAACGCTTACTGGAGGCTTAACAAGGTAATGAACTACAACCCGTTTAAAGAGGGGTTAACAAAGGTTGAGTTGATTAAAGTAAAGGACGTAGTTAGATTTAACAACGAAAGCAAGGACTTGAACTCAGGCGGCTTCTTGGGCAAAGAAAGAATGCCTAACCCATCAACTGAGATAAAGACCAACGGCAACAAATACCCACCGTTTCAAGGCAAGGTAAGCGGACGAGAGAATAGCGTAGGACATAGCGTAACGGCTTTTAAAATAGTCGGAAGCAATAACACCATCGCAGAGGGCTCAAAGAATATTACAATCTTCGGAGATAACAACGAAGTAGCTGGAGGACTTCACAACGTCCAGTTGATTAACTCTAACGGCTTACGAATAACTGACTCTAACGTAACCTTTATCAACGGAAAAGAGCAAGAGAACCGAGATGTTTTGGATGGCAGCAAGGATAGCGTGAGGGCTTTAAACGGAGGCACAAACATCTTCACGGTGGACGGTGGAGAGGACATAGTTCAGACACAATTCAGCGATTCAGCTATTTACTTAATAGAAGGCGGAGAAAACTAATGGCAACACAAGACTCAAGAATAAAATTAAAGCGGTCAACGGTAAACTCTACCGTTCCAACCGTACCAAGTTCTAATGACCACACGGACGGCACTTGGATAGCTACGGACATCTACAAGGGCGAACTGTTTTATAACCAAGCGGACGGGGTTCTGTGGACACGATGCGACTCAGGTATTGAGTGCATTCAAGGTACTGCAAAACTCACCATTGCAAGTGCTGATGTTCTTACTTTGAACACTACACCGATTGAGATAGTTGCTGCTCCGGGGGCTGGTTACGCTATTGAGGTATTGAGTGCATCAATGAAGATGGTTTACAATTCGGCTACATACGCCACAAACACGGCACTATCTTTAGTTACAAGTACTGCTAATTTGTTCCAATTTCAAACAGAAATAGCACAGACTGCAAACTGCTTTTCAAAGTTTGAAAGCGAAGATGCTGCACCCGATGGCGTTCAATTTGTAGATAATCAAGCACTAACCGTAACCGTAGAAAGTGGCGACCCAACGGCTGGAGATAGTGACATTACAATCTACGTTACTTACCGAATCATAACTCTGTAATATGGCTACAAAGGTTGCGATAGAGGTAGACGTTAAAGTAGAAGGTGCTGACAAGAATCTAGGAAAGGTCAAGACCGAACTTAAAGGCGTTGAGAAACAAGCAAAGAAATCTACCGACCAAATTAAAGGGGGGTTTGATGCGGCTACAAAACAAGCATCTGCCTTACCCGGACCAGTAGGACGAGCGGCTGGAGCGTTTCAGTCTATGGTCGGAGGAATAAAAAAAGGGATTGTTGCGCTCAAAACTTTACGAGGTGCTTTAATAGCGACTGGTATAGGTGCTTTGGTTGTTGTGGTTGGTTCTTTAATAGCTTACTTCACGGAAACGGAACGAGGAGCGCAAAAACTTAGAATTGCAATGGCGGCAGTTGGTGCGGCTATTGGAGTAGTTAAGGACGTAATGGTCGGACTTGGAGAGTCGTTTGTTCAGTTTTTCAAAGGTGATTTTTCGGGGGCGGTTGATACTCTAAAAAATAGTTTTACTGGATTAGGTGACGAGATTAAAAAGGACGTAGAGGCGGCAATTGCTTTAGAAAGAGCAATGAACAAAGTGAAGGTTCAAGAACGAGAACTTGCAGTCGAAAGAGCAAAGACCCTAAAGGTTGTTGCGGAGGCAAGACTTGCGGCAGAAGACGAAACAAAATCCGCAGAAGAAAGGGTCGCAAAACTAAAAGAAGCGGCTGCACTTGAGGGTGATTTGGCTACAAGAGAACTTGCAAACGAAGAGGAGAAACTTCGCATTATGCAAGAACAAGCGAAGTTAAACGAATCAGACGAGGCAACACTTCAAGCGATTGCCGACCAAGAGGCAAAGGTTGCACAAGTCCAACTCTCTTCTTTGAACCTTAACAGAAGATTAAAGACCGAACTTAATAGCCTTGAGCGAGAGATTGAAACGGAAAGGCAAAAAAGAGCAACGGACGAACAGAAAAGACTTGAGGAAGCAAACAAAAAAGAACTTGAAATCCTTGAACAACTTAAAGATTCAAGAATTGCTTTAATCCAAGATGAAGAACAAAGAAAGGTTGCGGAGGCAGAACTTGCACTTGCTAATAAGTTAGCGCAAATTGAAGGCGATTCTATTGCTGAAGTTGAGTTGCGTAAGAACATTGAAGCAATAGCCGACCAAGAAATAGGTGCTATCCGACAAGAGTTTAGAGACAAAGAACTTGCAGCACTTGAAGAACAAGCCAAGAAGAAAAAAGAACTTGAGGACAAGGCGGTTGCCGATGTAAAGAAAGCGGAGGAGGACAAGAAAAAACTTAGACAAGACGGTCTTTCTGCGGCTGGTTCTATTCTCGGAGCGATTGACCAGCTTGTATCGGCAAGTGGCAAAAACTCAAAGGAGGCGGTTGCACTTCAGAAAACTCTTGCAGTTGCTCAAATTGCAATTGATACGGCAAAGGCAATAGTCGGGGCGATTGCTCAAGCGCAGAGTGTACCTTATCCGGGTAACCTTGTGGCTATTGCTACGGGAGTTGCGGCAGTTGTCGCTGGTATTGCTTCGGCAGTTACTACTTTGAATAGTGCGGACGTTGGGGGCGCAACGGCACAACCACCACAAGCACCACAAGTAACATCTGCCCCAGCAGTTCAACAAGCAACTTCAGGAACGACAGAACTCGGAGGGGTTGACCAAGCGAACCTCGCACCAATTCAGGCGTTCGTGGTGGAGACAGAAGTAACTGGAAATCAGAATAACGTAAACCAAATAGAATCACAAGCAAATTTCGGATAATGGAAAAATTACCAGTAATATACCTTACAATTGATGACGACCACGATACGGGTCTAGATGCAATCTCATTAGTTGACCGTCCAGCCATAGAGCGTAACTGGATGGCGTTCAATAAAAAACAAAAGTTTGCTCTAAACGAAGAGAAGAGAATCGTTAGCGGAATGGCTATGGTAGCCGACTATCCAATTTACCGAAAGGACGAGGACGAACGGGAGTATTACGTTGTGTTTGACTCAGACTCGATTAGGAAGATTGCCTACAAGTTTATGAAGGAAGGCAAGACAAACGCAACCAACTTAGACCACGAGACTGAGGTTGATGGCGTGTTTATGTTTGAGTCTTTTTTAATTGACGATACAAAGCCAACTCCTAAAGGTTTCGACAAAGCACCGAACGGAAGCTGGTTCGTATCTTACAAAGTTGATAACGATGATGTTTGGGCTCAAGTTAAAGACGGCACCTTTAACGGCTTCAGCGTTGAGGGCGTGTTCAGCGAGTCTCGACAAATGGACGTTGACAAAATGATTATTGAGGAGATTGAGAAGGCTCTAAAATAAAGGGTTAAGGTCTTTAATTTGTAGGTTATAACAGTCGGCTTTAAACACCCAACCGTTAACGTCTAGGTCTCCTTTGTTTACAAAGTCTGCAAGTTCGTAAAACTTGACCGGGTTAATATAGCCAATCAACCAACCTTTAGATAGGTCTTTAAGTATTCGAGTGAATAGATAAAAGTTGCATTGTTGAGTAGTGTTAAAATTGGCTACCGTTGCTAAATAATGAGGTTGCGGCTTTACGTTGGTTTGTTTAGACTTCACATCTATTTTATGACCGTCAACTATCAGGTCGAAATCGTAAGTTGAATTGGTATTAACAGACCGCTTTCTTTCTTTAAAATAGTCGGCAGTTATTACTTCACCGATTGCCCCGAATTTGTTACTCCAGCCTTTACTTATTGAGTTGTTCAACTCGTCAAAGTCGTAAAGTTCTTGCGCTCTTTTTCTTTGCTCTTCGCTTATAATTATCTCAACCATAATACAAGATACGAATCTAAGTGGCACAATTCAAAAGAATAGCTATTTACAATAAAAGCAACCTATGAACATTTCAGAAATCGTCGGGGCAAAACTTCCCGAAATCAAAAAACTTCTTTTTAGCGAGACAACCGAAGAGGCTTTCGTTGATGCTAAACTTGTTGACGGAACTATTATTCGTTACGAGTCTTTAGAAATCGGAGCGGCTTTGTCAGTAGTTGGCGAAGATGGCGAGATTGTCGCTGCACCTGACGGGCAACACGAACTCGAAAGCGGTGAAATCGTAAGAACAGAAGAGGGCGTTATCGTTGAAGTTCTTGAGCCTGAAGCTGAAGAGGTTGAAGAAGAAGCAAAAGACGAAGAAAAAGAGGAAGAGATGAGCGCAGAAGTTCCAGCGTTTGATGCTGACTCTTTTAAAGAGGACATCTTGGGAGCAGTTTCTAACCTTATCAAGTCAGAGATTGATGCGGCTTCATTCGCAAAGAATGACAAAGTAAGCGACATTGAAAAAGCGGTTAGTCTTATGACAGACATCGTTGAGAAGATGGCGGCTACTCCAAAGGAAGCACCTTCTAAGAAAGTTGCTAATCCTTTTAATAAAGGAACTGACTACTCAGAACTTGCGGCTAAGATTAGCGCAGTAATGAAAGAATCAAAAAAATAAACTTATAAACTTATAAAACTTTAAAAAATGGCTTTAGATTTAACCGGGCTAACCGCCTATATTGACGAGCAAAACTTCCCGATGGTGACGAAGAGTCTTATCGGAGGAAGAACGGCTTCTATGCTTACACCTCAAATCGGAGTGAAAGGCAAGACAAAAATCAACCTACTTGATGTTGACGTTGTTATGCAAGATGGCTCAGGATGTGCTTGGAATGCTTCAGGTGATGTTGACTTGACTCAACGTGAAATTGATGCAAAGCTAGTAAAAATCAACTTGGAATTTTGTCCAAAAGATTTGAACGCTTATTATTGGAGAACACAGATGCCATCGGGAACGCACCAAGAGGCTTTGCCTTTCGAGGAGCAGTTCGCTAACTACCTTGTTGAGAAAGTTCAAGACGAGATAGAGAAGGTAATTTGGGGCGGTAACTTTGGAGCGGCTGGTAACTTAGGAATGTTTGACGGACTTCTTATCCCAACGGCTTCTTTTACTGATTGCAATGCGGCAACGGGTTCTTTCCCAACACCGCTTACTACTGGTTTGAGCATCTCAAACATCTTAGAAGCAATTGAAAGAATCTACGTTGAAACTCCAAGCGCGGCAGTCGCTCAGTCAGATTTTAAAATATTCTTGGGAACTGATAAATTCAGAACTCTTGCAGCGGCTTTGATGAACGGTAACGGTCTTTCTTCAGCTGGTGGTCAACTTAATAACTACACTTCAGACTTCGACCCGTTGAGACTTATCTTCCCGGGAACAAACATCGAAGTAGTTGGTGTTGGTGGTCTTGAAGGATTTAACGCGGCTTACGGAATGTCTATGAGTAACGCTTTCTTGGGCGTAGATTTGGATGCAGATTCAAGCAAAATCGAAAGCTGGTATTCGCAAGACGACAGAAAGTACCGTGTTGCAATAGAGTTCACAATGGGAACGCAGTTTGCTTACCCTGACCAAGTTGGTAAAGTAGCAATTTAATTTAACGGGGCGGCTTCGGTCGCCCCTTCACTCTAAAACAAAAACAAAATGGCATATACTTCTTGTGCATTAACTACGGGTTTTGACCTTGACTGCCGCGATGCAGTTGGCGGAGTGAAGAGCGTTAGATTGGGAAGTCTTGAAGATTACGAAGCAATGGCGGCAACGGTTGCGGCTGGTGCAATTACTGGCTTTGGTTCTGCGGCTCTTGAGTTCTTCAAATACGACCAACTCAAAGAAACATCTTCACTAACGGAAACGATTAACGGTTCTTCACAAAATGGAACTGTTTATTACACTCCTGAAGTTGTAATCGTTCTATCAAAGTTGGACGTTACCAAAAGAAACGAGATTAAAGTTCTTGCTCAACAAAGGCTTGTGGCTATCGTTGAAGGCAATGATGGCTCTTACTGGGTTGCTGGTTATGACAATGGTCTTGAATTAAACGCTGGTACTTCAGCAACGGGGACTGCATTTGGCGATTTAAGCGGTTACAGTTTAACACTTTCAGGAATGGAAAAAGAACCAGTCTTGTCTATTGCTCAAGCAGAAGTTGATTTGGTAACAAGTACCGTACAAGCATAATTTAACTATCTTTACACTCTCTTTCGGGAGTTCTTTCTTAGTTCTGTTTAGAGACCCTTGCCATTCGGTGAGGGTTTCTTTTTTTACAGATGGCACAAAAACAACATTTTGCTATCTATATAAAAACACAATGGCTTCAACCGTAACTGCCGCAACGGCAACTGTACAAATCGTAGAATCTCTAACGCTCGCAAACGTAGATAGAGGAGGCTCACATACTCGCACAATTACCAACGTGGCAGAGGCAGACCGTAGGGTTATGACCGTAGCATCTTCAGGAGAGATTGACCTTATTGAATTAAACTCAGCTAACGGAAGAGGGAAGTTTGTACGGTCTGCAATTCGTTACATTAGAATTACAAACCTTGACGATACTAACTTTATTAGAGTAAGGTTCAAGAAGTCGGGAGCAGAAACGGCAGACGTTAAAGTTGATGCTGGTGCTACCTTTATGCTTTCAACGGGTTCTATGGACGTTGATGCAACTGCAAGTGCGTTTAGTGCTTTCGTTGACATTGACGACATTAGCGCACAAGCTGACACGGCTGACGTAGACATCGAATTTGTTGTCTTTGCAGTTTGATTAACATCGTAAGAAATAGCGCGAACGTGGTTGCTTTAACTCTAAAGGAAAGAGGGACGGCTACTTACTACTTGTTCAAGTTCCAAAGCGATAACACCGAAGCGGTAGAATATTGCATTGCAACGGATTCAAGTGCTTTCCCTAATAGATACAATAGGTTCACGATAACAGAACAAACAAGCCCCGACAACTTAAACGCTCAAGTGGAAATGACCACAGAAGGACAATGGCGTTACTATGTTTACGCGAACGTCTCAAGTTCTAACTTAGACCCTACGGGATTGGTTGAATTAGAAAGCGGAATCGTAAAGGTTACGGGAACAACCACACCAGTTACAAGCTACTCAGGCGGTAACTCTAATTATGTAGTGTATGGCTCTTAAAGTTTTAAATTTCGGTACGCAGAAAGTGCCAACCTTCAAGGAGGCAAGGGGCAAAGATTGGATTCTCTTTGGTGACGAAGGCGAATACAAGAACCGCTATCCCGAATATCTTCTTGACCTTTATCGCAGAAGCGCAAAGAACCACGCTATAATCAACTCTAAAAAGGATTATGTAGTTGGTCAAGGTTGGGCGGTTAACGCTGAAGGATTGGACACGTTGGGACTTGCGAAGTTGCAAGAGTTCATCAATCACCCGAACCAATACGAGAGCCTAAACGACATCTTAGAGAAGGTCGCACTCGATTACGAACTTTACAACGGCTTCGCTTTAGAGATAGTTTACAATCAACTAAACGACAAGATAGCGGCAGTTTATCACGCTGACTTTGCACGTTACCGTAGCAACGAAGACGGCTCTTGCTATTACTACTCGGAGGACTGGAGCAAACACAACCCGGTCGTTGAGAAGATTGAAGCGTTTAACTGGAAAGAACCAAGCGGAAAACAACTACTTTACGTTAAAGGTTATTCGCCTGACTGCAAATACTACCCACTACCGACTTATCTAGGGTCTACTTCTTACATTGAACTCGATGTAGAAATTGCCCAATTTCATCTTTGTTCGGTGCGTAATAATTTTGTTGGCGGTACGATTGTTTCGTTCTACAATGGCGAACCAACGGCAGAGGAGCAAGAAGAAATAGAGCGACAAATCAAGGACAAGTTTACGGGGACTAATAACGCTAACTCGATTGTTCTAAACTTCGCAGACTCACGAGATAGAGGAGTTGAAATTCAGCAACTAAACGGAAACGACTTCGATAAGCGGTTTGATATTCTAAACAAGACCGTTCAACGTGAAATCTACGCTGGACACCAAGTCACTGACCCAGCTTTATTCGGAATTAAAGAGGACGGAATCTTCACGAGCAGAAATCAATTAGTTGATTCGTTTGAGTTGTTTCAGAATACTTATATAAACAACCGTCAACAGTTTATCGAAAGGGTGTTTAACGAACTAGCTTCTTTGCAAGGGCTTTCTAACCGTCTTTACATTCAAGATACCGAGCCTATTTCGGTGCAGTTCTCAGAAGCTACCGTTACTTCGGTAATGACTCAAGAAGAGATTCGCGAGAAGGTCGGACTTCCAAAACTTGAAAAACCACTTGAAGCGGCTAAGACTTCAAAAGACGAGGACGAGTTACTAATTGAACACTTCAAGAACTGCGGCTCAACAGATTATGAGCCAGTCGGAAACGGTAAGGCTTTGAACTTTGAATCTGAGACCTCCGCAAGTCTACACGAAGAACTTAACCGTAAGTATTGGTTCGCTGAAGTTAACCCAATTGATACGGCTATCCTTGACATCTTAAAGAAGAACCCAAGCACTCCTTTCTTAGCAATCGCAGAACAGTTACAACTTTCAATCGAGAGGGTTATGGCTGGGCTTCAGGTGCTTAATGAAGCAAACGCTATTGTGTTGGAAATTGGCGAAGTGCTAGACTCTAGCCAACGAGTTGTTAATATTACCAAAGAAGGCGAACGATTGCTTGAAGAAATACCACCAGTAGAAGAGGAGTTTGTGATTCGATACACTTACGAAAAAAGACCCGATGTTTCGGGAGGTTCTAAACTTCCCACTACAAGACCTTTCTGCGCTGGATTAGTTGACTTAACCGAAGCTGGTCAAAGTTGGCAACTTGATGAGATTCAACAGTTAGGAATTAAGGCTAATCGAAACGTTTGGATGAGAGGAGGTGGGTTTTGGAGACGACCAAACGGAGAGACTTCTTACCATTGTCGCCACTACTGGGAGCAGAAACTAATGAAGGTTAAAAAGTAAGATGGCTAACGTATTATTCATATCCGAAACTTTCCTCAAGGACAATACTCTCCTTCACGAGAATATTGATTTTAAGTACCTACGTCCCGTTGTATTGATGTGCCAAGACATCCACATCCAACACAAGATTGGAACTACTTTATACGATGAACTCAAAGCACAGATAACCGCTTCAAGTTTAACAACGGCAAACGAGACGTTACTAGAAGATTATATACAACCTTCTTTACTTTACTGGGTTCAGGCTGAAGCACCGACTGCGATTAGTTACAAGTTCCTAAACAAAGGACTGCACCAACAAAGTTCTGAGAACAGTTCTAACGCTTCGCTTGACGAGATAAATTTCATTCAGCATAAGTACCGAGATAAAGCCGAATGGTACACCGAAAGACTGGTTAATTTCTTACTAGAAAACAGTACCGATTACCCGGCTTACGCCAACCCGAATAGCGGACTTGACACCATACAACCCGACACTAGAACTTACACGACTGGAATGTTCTTGGGCAACACAAGACGAAACATAAGTTTAGAAGATAAATATGAGCGTAAACGTAAATATTAAAAATTTAGAGAAGCTAAAGAAATATGTACACGCTCAACGAAATACTAACTCTGATAGAAAACGAGGCGACTGCACACCTTCAGGTTCAGCAGTACGGTCACGGGGACGTTTGGGAAATCAACCCGAAGGAACTTGACTACCTTGTTCTTTGGGCGATTGAGGAGAGCGTTGTTCTTTCTGAGCGAACTTTGACTTATAACATTCGACTCTTGGCAATGGACAGAGTCTTACCGGGTGAAGAGAACGAGCAAGAAGTAATGAGCGACACGATACAAGTTCTTTTGGACTTCGTTGCTTACTTTCGACAGTTGCACACGACCGATTTAAGCATACAACCGAGCGTAACACTTGAACCATTTACCGAACGCTTTGACGACAAGGTAAGCGGACACGCTTGCGTGCTTTCAATTACCCAACCATACGATTATAATAAGTGCCAAATACCAATTTAAAAAATGACTGATTCACAAAAAATGCTAGGCGGAAGAGGATGCAAAGTTCTCGGTGCTGCCGCTCACACATCACTAACGGGCTACGCATTTGTTGCTCAAGAAGACACGGTTGTAACCGTTTTCACCGTAGGCTCAACTGACTCACTAGCGGCTTACGGGCTAAGCACCGCTTTAAAAGCTGGGGCTTACATCGTTGTTCCAAGTGGCGAATCTATTACTGCTATCACTTTGACAAGTGGTAGCGTTATCGTTTATAACCAATGATAGGCAGTTCTAAAATAGGACTTCGACCAATTCGCGGAGGTGGAGGAGGTGCTGCGCCTAACCCCGATTTTGTTTCAACTTGGGACACTACTCAAGCTGGCTCTGCTAGTGATACTATTGTCCTTCCAATGACGGCTGGATTAACCGTTGATTGGGGAGATGGCAGTTCAGATACAACCAACACGCACACCTACGCTTCGGGCGGTGTTTACACAGTTACTATTGTTGGTTCTGTTACAGGCTTTAGATTTAATAATTTAGGTGATAGAAGGAAACTTATAGAGGTCGTTAATTGTGGGGGCTTAGTTCTTGATAGTAATGGTATATTTAGAGGTTGTGAAAATCTAGCAACGTGGTCTGCAACAGACATACCAAGCATTACCGCAACGGATTGGTTGTATATGTTTGATAATATAGGTAACATAACACCTGACTGGACTGGATGGGATGTTAGTAATGTCACTAAATTCCTTCAGTCATTTGGCGGTAATTCTGTTAGAGGAATGAATGCTAACATTTCAAATTGGGTAACGACTTCAGTTACAGACTGGCAAAATGCGTTTTTAAATAACACCAATTTTAATAGAAACATTAATTCAATTGATTTCAACGGGGCTACGAGGGTGACTAGAATGTTTCAAAATGCAGACAGTTACGACCAACCAATGGGTGATTGGGATATTAGCACAATCACAAGTGGTTTCAATACATTTATGGTTTCATCAACTGGATTATCTCCAGCTAATTACGGGACAACATTAATAGGATGGGCGGCACAACTGCCAATACCATATTCGGGCATCGTTCACATGGGAGGTAGCACTTACGATTCGGGAGATGCTGCCGTTGTAGCGGCAAGAAATGCAATCATAAGTAGTGTAGGTGGAATAACCGATGGTGGAGCAGCATAAATAAAACAAGATGAACGAAATAATATACCCACCAGTCCGAACATACTACATCTGTTTCGATGACGAACGAACAGAAGTTAAATCATACGGTTGGGTCGAGCCAAACCAAGTCTTTGAAACCATTTGGATTTTTGACGAATTTACGGATGAGGAGCAATGGGCTGCCGAGTTATTAGAGTGGGACATTGTTCCCGAAGTTGATGAACAAGGTAACCTAGTTTTATAATGGAAATTCTAATCGAAGCATTTACGCAGTATGGTATCGCTGGAGTCTTTTTAGGTGTTCTTATCTTCTATTTAAACAAATTAACCGACATACACCGAGACGAGCGAAAGGACTGGCAAGAGGCGAACGACAAGCACGTAGACAAGTTCAGCGATGTAATAGCCGACAACACAAAAGCGTTAGTTGAGATGCGTGGAGAACTTAAAGAGAATAAGTGCAAAATGTAAAGTGGTGCGCTTGGCGACCCGTAGAATGTAAATGTAATGGAAACTGCAAAGAAGAAACCAAGACCAAACGCGGCAAAGATAGCCGCAGAGGTAATAAAAGAGTTTGAAGGCTACTCTTCAGAACCTTACTTGTGCCCAGCTAACATTCCAACTATCGGCTACGGAAATACAATGTATGCAAACGGTGAACGGGTTACTATGGACGACTCAGATATAACCAAGAAAGAAGCGGATAAGATGCTACTGGACACTATTAAGAGCGTTGAGAAGCAAGTAAAGAATGTTGTGGAGGTGAAACTTCCAGCGCACAAATTAGCCGCTCTAATTTCCTTTACTTATAACGTAGGAATAGGCAACTTCTCAAAGTCTACTTTATTATCTTGGTTAAATTCAAACCCTAACTATTCAGAAATACCTAGCCAGTTCAGGCGTTGGAACAAAGGCGGAGGAAGAGTTCTTAAAGGTTTAATCCGTAGACGAGAATCTGAAATAGAACTTTGGGAAGGGACATCGCAATACATCTAATAAAGGCATACACGCCTTATCTTTTAGCTTTCTTACTGGGCGTTATAATTGCGTCCAAAGGTTGCGGAGAACCTGAAGTAGTTACAACCGTAATAGAGAAACCAGTCCCGACTATTAAATACGTTGATAGATGGCGCACCGATACCGTTCGCTTTGTCTCTAAAGAACTCGTTACTCGTTACGATACAATCTACTCGGATAAGATAGTTATTCGCTTAGATACAATGTTATTGATAGATACTTTTAAGATAGTGGAAACGTGGCTTACCGAAGTAGCTAATTACGACACGACTCTAAACGACATTCGGTTAACTTGGAGCAACTATCAGAACAGAACCGAGAACTTAAAGATAGAATTACGAAAGAAACCTTTAGGCTGGGCGTTAGGTGTTCACGGTTTAGTCGGGCTTCAGAGTGATTTTGTCGAAAATTACACCCCGTTATTTGCAATTGGTTTACAAGCTACGGTTAAAAAGACTTATTTTGGCGTGAATTATGGCTATAACGGTCAACACTTTATAGGTGTTGGCATTGGTCGAAACATTATAAACAGATGATATACCATACGAACCCGATTACTAGGGAAGCAATAGATAAATTGCTAAAAAAGAACGCTTCAAATCAAGCTAACTTAGGTACTGAATCCACCGATTTAGAACGATTTGAGACAAAGATTAAATGGGCGGAGTTGCTTCGGGAAATTCGTTCGCTAGATGCGGAGTTTGCGGACATAGTACAAGCCCAATGAGCGACTTTCGACCCCGAATAAAGGGGCAAATGTTGGATGCTTGGAATAATCTAACCCGGAAAGAGCGTAGGATATTAGTAATAGGCGACCTCCACGAGCCGTTTTGTCTTGATGGTTACTTAGATTTCTGCAAAGACACGTACCGAAAGCACAATTGTAACCAAGTTATCTTTATTGGTGATTGCATTGACTCGCATTATTCTAGTTTCCACGAGACAGACCCGGACGGAATGGGCGGAGGTCAAGAATTGGAACTTGCTATTCAACGACTTCAAAGATGGGTTGAGGCTTTCCCGGTTGCTGATGTAACTATTGGAAACCACGACCGTATAATTTCAAGAAAGGCTTTCTCAGGTGGCATTCCGAAGGCTTGGATAAAGTCCTTTAACGAAGTGCTTAACGCTCCAACGTGGCGATTTGTTGACCGGGTCGCTTACGATGGAGTGCAGTACGTTCATGGTGAAGCTGGAACGGCTAGAACTAAATGTCGGGCGGATATGCAGTCAACGGTTCAGGGACATCTTCATACTCAATGCTATTCAGAATGGTACGTAGGTCAGAACTTCAAAGTGTTCGGCACTCAGGTAGGTTGTGGAATTGACTTCGATAAATACGCTTTCGCTTACGCCAAACGTGGCAAGAAACCAGCGATAGGTTGTGCCGTTGTGATAGGTGGCAAGACCGTAATAAATGAACTAATGGAATTATGATAATCTTTCTTTTAACCGTTTCGGTTTGCCTTCTTTTCTTTATTGTGGGGCTTCTTCTTTATATAGGCTACAAGGTTCGCCAATTTGAGGACACGCAAGACGTTATTTTTGATGCCGCAGTCAGCGCAGAGGAACGTAACCGTGAGATTGAGTTAAACCAAGAGGCTATTTTAAACGCCTATTCACGGCAAAATTAAGTTCAAAAAAAAAATAATTGAAAAAACTTGCATTGATATAGTGATTATTCAAAAGAATATATATATTTGTCAAAGAATTAACCGCTTAAAATAAAGCAATTATGAAAAACGAAAGACTAAACCACATCGAAACTGTTAAACTTCCATTCTTGATTAACGCTTATAAAGAATGTCAAGACCCTAAAATGAAGATGTACTACTTCGACCAAGCGGCTAAGTACGGTGAGATTGCAATGAAGATTAAAAACAACATAGAGGACTAACCAAACGGGGCAACCATAAGAACGCCCCACAATAACAGAACAAAATGAAAAAGCAAGACCGAGTAAAAGCAGTAAGATTCGCTGGTTATGGACATTATAAAGTGACCATTGAAAAGTATGGTAAATTATACTCCGCTATCTCAACCAATTCTCAAGCGGTTGATGATTACAGAGATGGTAGTGTAAGTGCCGCGATAGACCTTTATGATGAAGTAATCAGAAAGACAACGATATGAACCACCTTACATTCCAAGAGCGACTTTCAGATATGCAAATCCCAGCATTTGTTAGGAGAACCGCTAACAGAGCCTTAACCTATTTGCAATCTTCCGAGAGCGTAACAATCCGGGTAGAGCCTTTTGCATTTTGGCAGTTGGTAAGATACTCAAGAGCCGAGCCTATCAAGTCGGGGCTTTATACTTTTATCCGCATTTATGACGACCAGCAAAATTCGGTTGACATTCAGACTTTAAATTCGTAAATTCAATTATTAATTAATCATCAAAAACAGAACGATGAACGAAACGCAGAAAGAGAGGCTAACCAGTCTCGCAAAAGAAAACGGTCTAAACAAAGACCACTTCTTCAAAAGTCCTCAAGGCTTTGTAATTATAACCCGACAAGGCATTGAGCGCATCCAAGCGCAAAAGGGCATAAGAGTTAGCTACGAAGTTGTCAGCTTATCGGACGACCTAAAGCACGTAGTAATCAAAGCAACGGGCGAGATGAGCAATAGCAAAGGTTTACCTATTCAAATGGAAACTTTTGGAGAATCCTCACCCGATAATACAAGGCAAAAGTACCCCGTTAGTATGGCGGAAAAAAGAGCCTTATCACGCATAGTCCTAAAACTTAGCGGTATGTACGAGTTAGGTGTTTTTGGAGAAGATGAATCAGATGACTTTAAACGCAAACTTCCGCCATCCCCGGAAATTCCTTTAGGTGACTTTAAACGCAAGTAATATGTTGGAAGAACTATTTACCGAACAACGGACAGACGAGTGGCACAAGCAACGAATGGGGAAGTTTACGGCTTCCCGATTCGGTGAACTTATGAGCAACGCACGAAAGAAAGACGAAGTTCTAGGGGCGACCGCAGTAAGTTACATCTACGAGAAGGCGGCAGAACTCTTGACGGAAGAAAGAAAGGAAATCTTCGGAGCGGCTTTAGACTGGGGAACAGAAAATGAACCAATCTGCAAGGCTTACTTTGAAGAGACGACCGGGTTAACGATTGAAGAGATGCCCTTCGTTCCTATCAACGAATACTCAGGCGCAAGTCCTGACGGAATGGTCAACGGAGAACTTATCGAAATCAAGTGCCCTTACAATACTAGCAACCATCTCAAGACTGCCTTTGAAGGTTACATAGACCCTAAGTATATGTGGCAGATGCAAGGTCAGATGTTAGCAACTGGAGCGTTAGCTTGTAGGTTTGTTAGCTTCGACCCACGCATTAAAGACGAACGCTTTAAACTGATTGAAATAAGAGTAGAGCAAGACCTTGAAATGCAAGAGCAACTCCGGGAGAGACTGGAGTTTGCAAATGATTACCTTAGTAACTTAATAAACCCAAAATAAAATGGAAAACAAAGTAGTATTTATAGACGGAGTAAACGTCTTTACACCGAACGAGAAAGCACCCGACTTCGTTAAAGCGAGTCTTGTTATTAATCCGAATAAGCTAATCGCTTGGCTAAAGGAAAACGACCAGCACCTTACCGAAGGCAAAGAAGGTCTTGAACTTAGAACTCAGATTAAGGAAAGTAAGCAAGGGAAACTTTACGCTTCCGTTGATACCTTCAAGCCTAAACCACAAGCGGCTACCGTTGAAGTAACGGACGACCTTCCATTTTGAAGAAGAGTAGAAGTAAAATTGTAAAGGATTTGGATGCCGCCTTCAGTCGTTATATACGGTTGAGGGCGGTTAACCTTGACGGCTTTGTTGAGTGCTACACTTGCGGACGTTCTTACGAAGTAAAGAAGATTCAGAACGGGCACTTTATGAGCCGCGCAAGATACGCTACAAGGTGGCACGAAGATAACTGCCGACCGCAATGCTACGGTTGTAACGTAATGCAGCAAGGACGACAGTATGACTTCGGGTTAAACCTTGACCGGGAGCGTGAAGGACTGGCGGATGAGATGCACCAGCTTTCATTAACGACCGTGAAGTTTGCCACTTGGGAACTGGAGGAGATGCTGAAGCACTACCGTGAGAAGGTTAATGAACTAGAATAAAAAAATTTCTTTTAATAGTTTGAATATTCAAAAGAATATATATATTTGTTGAAAGATTTAAAAATGAAAGAGACTAAAAAATTTAAAGACCAAAAAATTGTAATTATTAAGGAGCAACCAGTGAAAGGTGGAGGCATTGGATGTTCTGACAAGAACGAAACCTCCAACGTGATTTACGAATTTTAAAAACAAAAGAATGGAATACGAATTTGAAACAACAATCAAAGATGCGGAAGTAACAATCAGCTTTGATTACCAACCCGAAGAGTCAACGGTACTATATTACTCTGATGGCTCAGGCTATCCGGGTTGTGCGGCATCAATTGATGGTTACGAGGTAACCTTTGAAACAAAACGGTTTAATTCAATCACTCACAATTGGGAAGTAGTCCAGCAAGACATCACAGAATTTGTTGAAAATATGGGTGTAGATGTTGACGAACTTTGCTTTAACTTTTTAGCTGACCAATAATGATAATTAACCCAAATACAGAAGCTGGAGTCGTTTACATAACGATTAAAGACACTACATTTTACATTGACTATTCAATGAACGAGCCAATAGTTGAGATGTGGAAAGATAAAGAAACCGAAGTAGTAACCCTTTTACCTGAAGAAAATGATTAAAATACCCAAGATTGAAGAGGTAACTTCTGAGGCTAACGCCAAGAAAATAACCGCTTACCGAATAGCCAAAGATACAAGGCTATCAACGCAGACCGTTTACGCCTACTTTAAAGGCGAACGAGTTAGCGTAAGAACTCAAGAAGTAATAATAAACTATATAAACAAATACTAATGTTTTACAACACGAACCAAGAAAAAGGAACGACTCTAAACGAGTCCCGGAAGAAAGCCAAAACTCAAGACGAACTTGTACTGGAATACTTTAAGAACTACGATAATCTAGGCGCAACGCCTGAACGAGTTCTAAGGCACTTTAAGATAATGGAAACACTAAGCGAGAGTAAGTGGCACAACACGCCTATAACGTCCGTTAGACGGTCATTCAGCAACCTTAAAAACAAAGGCTTGATAAAGAAAACAGAAACACTAATTGAGGGCGACTTCGGAAAAAATATCCACATATGGAAACTAGCTTAACGGTTCGGATAACGCCCGAAATAAAACAAGAGTTAAACGAGATTCTTACGTTAGCTGGTGGGTATTTCAACTATAAAACCCAGCACTTGATTGATTTGCTTAACGGAGATGTTAAGTATGTTGATATTCACCGTGAGACTCAGGAGATACTTCGCAGAGTCGTTCTAGCAACTGGTTACAGTTACGACCTAATCAGTTCCAAGAGCCGCGAAAGGCAATTAGTTTGCGCCCGGCAGTTTGCTATTTGGAAGGTCTACACGGAACTATATTCTCACGGCTACACGCTCAAGATGATTGCGGACGTTTTCAAGCGAAACCACGCAACGATTCTTTATTCAGTTAAAGTAGTCAAGGGAATGCTGGAGTTCAACGACCCGATGATAGCTAAGATAAATTTTAAGTACAATCAAATTGAAGAAGATGAACGAGCAGCACCTTAAAGCGTTAAAGTGTATGGTATTTGCACAGTCTTTTGTTGAAGCGTTAGACGACTTCGGAGGTAGTTCAGCATTTAAGCACCAGCTAAAGAACAAAGGAAACGCCTTCGCTAAAGAAGTAGACAAGTTTCTAAACGACACCTATTCAAACGGAAGCACGGACACTTCAATAGTTAACCTAATCGAAGGTTGTCAGGATGCTATCGACAAGCTGGTAGAGACAAGCGTAACTGTAACCAATGAATCACAAGAATGACACAATTTGAACAAATGCTTTTGGATAAAGGCTATATAAAACATATCTCACGAAGAAATATTTAAGGCAATGTATAATAAAAGCATTGTCATTAAAATAGACTTGACGTAGTGCTTGTGCATAACGGAAACAGATATGAAAACGGTTTTTAACGGATAGACAACATGGAAGAATTAGAGAAAATAATTACGGCAATGCTTGACCATATTGATGAGCATAAAGATGCGTACAATAAGCCGCAATGGAGTAATAAATTAATAGTACGTGCGTGGCTAAAAACGCACCAAGAACAAGTTAAAAACTGTTTAATATCTGGTGTTGTAATTAGCGAAGCGGAGTTACTTTGCTCATGCGGAAAACCAAGTAAAAGCCAAAGCCCACTATGCTTTGATTGCTTTTGCAAGGGATTAGAACGAGATGGAGCAAAGTAATTAAATACAACTACTGGCTAAGACATCGTTTCAATGTGTATTAGGTGCAGTTGTAATAAGATTGTAAGTAAAACAAAGAATATGAAAGAAAAAGAATTAAAATTAACAGAAGAGTGGCTTTGTAGTGTTGGATTTGGAGATAATAATTGGAGCAGATACGCTATTGAAATTGATATGGATGGTGCTTGGTTATGCTTAGATTGTTGCGAAGAGAAAGATGTTTTTACAACTGTTTCAATTTACGATGAAGTTGAAAATTGTGCAGTTTATTTGCGACCACTTAATTACATCAGCGAAGTAAAGAACCTTTATTTTTTGCTGACTGAAGAGGAACTAATCGAAACCAAAGAAGATGAAAAGATATCAAGTTAAACGATGGGACAAGCGGAACACTCTTCGCTTTTGGAAATACGCTACCCCAGCAATTACCTTAATTTGGTTATTGATTGTTGGAATTGTGGGAAGTATTTTGTAGATTTGTAATGTCCAATGACACGGACGTGTAAAAATTAAGACGTGAAAAAATTACAATCATTCGTAAGAGGAAGTAAGAGCGGTTTCGGTTTAGTCTTAGACCACTGCTTTTCTGTGTTGTCAGCGCAGCCTCTTGCGGCATTGATTTAAAATGATAACAAGAGATTCGATACTTCAAGAGGTAATTGATAAAGTTGAGTGGGGTGGTATGGCTGGATTTTCATCATATCTGGACTACGAAAACCAAAATATACTTGATGAGATAATTTGTAAAGGAAAGGCAAACCGTATTTTTATCAACAACGACTTAGGTGTTTTAAAATCTCTACTGTTGAAAGGAGCAGTTTCGTTTATAGAACACAATGAACGCATCCGAAACCAACCTAGACGAGATGCTCAGGCATTTATTAGTAAAAAGAAAATTAGAATATGGCTATTTAAAAGAGACCGATGGAGATGTTTGTGTTGTAGTTCTAGTAAGCAACTAACTGTTGACCATATTGTGCCAGTAAATAAGGGTGGAAATAACACACTAAGCAACTTGCAAACATTATGCAGAAGTTGCAATTCAAGAAAGAGTGATTCATTTATAGATTACAGAATATGAACGGCTACGACTTGTCACGAAAATGGTTCGACTGGTGCTTCGAGAATCCTGAGAAGATAAAACCAAACCACACGGCTCTATATTTCTTTGCGGTTGAACATTGCAACCGATTAGGCTGGAAGCAAAAGTTTGGAATGCCGACCACGATGGCAATGGAAGCTATCGGAATCAAGTCTTACAATACTTACATCAACACTTTAAACGACCTTGTGGAATGGGGTTTTATTTCAATGGTTCAAAGGTCAAAGAATCAATACTCTGCTAACATAGTTGCCCTATCAAATTTTGACAAAGCACTTGACAAAGCACTTGATAAAGCATTGATAAAGCACGGGACAAAGCAAAGTGAAAGCATTGATAGTATAGATAAACAAGAAACAAGTAAACCAATAAACAAGGAACAAGCACCACCACCGTTAGAAGAAGTTATTTTGTACTTTGACGAAAACGGTTACACTAAGGACTCAGCTACAAAAATGTTTGAATACTACGAAGAAAGTAGAAAGCCACGCGGCAGAGTTTGGAAGGACGGAAGGGGCAACACCGTTAAGAACTGGAAGCAAAAGGCTCGGAGCGTTTGGTTCAAACCCGATAATCTGAAGAGTAACCAAGAGTATGATTTTAAAAACTTTGATAACGTAACTTACCCGTAATGATACAAGACTATTTAAACCACCTGAACAACGGCTCAACAGTTTATAAGCTAAAGCCATACGGAGAAGAGAAATTTAACGGGGCAAGGTTAGCGTTTATTGAATGTTGTAAGTCTATCGTTCCGAACTGGAGAGACGTAAGCCCAGCAACTACTGACCAGCTTGTAAGGTATTGCGTACAATCTGAAAAGTTCAAAGGTGACCTTTCCAAAGGAATTATTCTAATGGGAAACACGGGAGTAGGAAAGACGGTTTACCTGAAGGCACTTAGTTTGATGATGGGATATACAAACAAATTTAAATTTAACATCTTCACGGGTTTCGAGATGGAACGACTTTACCAACTAGACTCAAACCACTCAGACGTTTATCCATTAGAGTCAGCGTTACAAAGTAAGATGTTTGGAATAGACGACTTAGGAGAAGAGCATTCAAGCATTAAAAGATACGGTACTGAGATTAACGTAGGCATTGACACGCTTACACAACGCCACCAGCTTTACACAAACAAAGGCTACCTAACCTTTGCCACGAGTAACCTTAACGCTGATATGATGGCTAAAAAATACGGCAAGAGAATTGAGTCAAGAATGCACGAGATGTTTAATATTATTGGAGTAACTGGTAACGATTTAAGGAAATGAACCGAAGCACAATCAATTTACATTTAGGCGATAGTTTGGAAGCAATGAAGTTGATAAAAGACAACGCTTACGACTTGGCTATTGTAGACCCTCCTTATGGTATTGATGCTAGTCTTGTTGGAAATGGGAGTAGGTCAAAAAAATACAATAGGACTAAAGAAAAATCATGGGATTCTAAACCTCCAACACAAGATTATTTTGATGAATTAAAAAGAGTTTCGAAGAATCAGATTATATGGGGACTTAATTATTACTTAAATATTTCATGCAAACACTTTATTGTTTGGGATAAGAAACAACCTGATGGGATAACTTTTGCACAAGCTGAATTGGCATATACATCATTTAGCGGCACATCTAAGATATTTAAGTATTCTGCAAACGGTCAAGAAAATAGAATACACAGCACCCAAAAACCCGTTAAACTCTACGAATGGCTACTAGCCAACTACGCAAAGGAAGGAGACAAGATACTCGATACACACGGTGGCTCAATGTCAATAGCTTTAGCTTGCCACAATCTAAAGTTTGATTTAGACCTTTGGGAAATTGACGAAGATTACCACGCGGCTGGAGTCAAACGATTTGAGCAACACAAGAAACAACTTCAACTATTCTAAAATGAAAACATACGAAATACTAACGGCTACATTCAGCAAACTAATCAAAGCAATAGACAAGGACTCTGCGAAGATTGCCTTCGAGCAGATGTTTAAGGATGCTGAGATAATTGAGATAAAGGAATACGAATTTATGGGGCAGCGTGACGACTAAATAAAAAATACTATCTTGGTCGCGTGAGAGACAAAGCGGTAATTGATTTAATAGGAGACGAAGAACTCAGGGAACTGGCGAATAAGATTTGCTCAGTCCCGGACGACCTTATCCAAGAAGTTGCACTTGTTCTAATGGAACTGTCCGAAGAAAAGTGGATACAAATAAACGATGGCGGCTATCTTCGTTACTACGTGGTAAGAACGATGCTTAATATGGCGACATCTCCGCGCTCCAGCTTCTCCAAGTTATACAACCTTCACAATTACGAGCAGATAGATTACGACCGAGAAGATTACGACCAAGAAAAAGAATCGGATATTCAAATGCTTGAAATGCTTATGGAAGAATTATACTGGTACGACCGTAAGATTTTAGAAATGTGGCTTGAAGAAGGTTCTTACCGAAAGGTTTCTGCGAAGGTCGGCATACCTTTTAAGTCGATAGGTAACTCAGTTAAACGCGCACTAGAAACACTTAAACAGAATTATTATGGAATACATTTGGAACGCCTTGTCAGGGGCAACATTGGCTTACATTTGGATAGAGGTTATCGGGCTGGACATTCTAATCAAGAAGTGGATAAACATTCACGAACTCACGAGAATTAAACCGTTTGATTGTCGGCTTTGTTTGTCGTTTTGGTTTGGCGTTATGTTTGGAGCAGTTGACCCGTTAACGGCTTTACAGACTGGTTTACTGGCGGTGCTAGTTGAGCGTTTAATGTGGAGGTTTGAGATATGAGCAGTAAGATTGTAAAGCTAAACGGACACAAGCTAAAAGCTGAGAAGGTAGCCAAGAAGATTGACTCAATAGTGCGGTCAATTGAACGGCTTGAAAAGATAAAGAGATGCTCATAACATTGATACTTTTAATAGTAATTGCTTACCCGGTGATTCGGTACGTTAAAGAAAAAAGAAGATAATGCACAAAAAAGACGTTTTGCTATTTATTAAAGAGAGGATAGAAGCACTCAGTAAAATGAAGGCTTCTCAATTCGCTGGACGGATAACACGAGAAGAACAAGCATTGTACCAACAAGCGTGGTCTTACATCGACCCAAAGGCGAAGGTTTGCTTCAGTTGTGGAAGGAGTCCTCAGATTATGAGCGTGGCTCTTTTGAACTATTACGAAGCGAACAAACCAAAGCGAAGAAAAAAGAAATGAAACAGAACGAGCAGCACGAAAACTACGGGCTTTACATAACCCAGAACACTTACACGATGGACTTCTATTGCTTCAGTCGAGACGTAGCAAATGCCTACTGGAGCGGAGAACCTTGCAAGAAAGCATCGGGCAAGACATCTCAAGAAGCACTTTCAAACTACAAGAATGGATTATATAGCGATAAGTAAAGTAATACCAAACTCGGACAATCCGAGATACATCAAGGAGGACAAGTTTAAAAAGCTGGTTCAAAGCCTGAAGGACTTTCCCGAAATGGCTAACGCTCGACCGATTGTGGTTAACAAAGATATGGTTGCACTTGGTGGCAATATGCGGCTGAAGGCAATGCAAGAAGCGGGATGGACTGAAGTACCCGTTAAGATTGTAGACTGGAGCGAAGAGAAACAGAAAGAGTTTATCATAAAAGATAACGTAGGCTTCGGAGACTGGGATTGGGACGAGTTAGCGAATACTTGGGATGAAATGGAATTAGATGCTTGGGGTTTAGATGTTCCGAACTTTCTTGAAATGCCAACAGATGAAGATTTGATAGGAGAAGAGAAAAACAAACCAGCGACCATGAAAATAACTTTCACAAGTCCTGAGCAACTTCAAAGCGCAGAAATTGACATTCAAGAACTACTTGACCGAAAGTATCAAGGTGCGTTCTTTTCCGTAAGTGCTGGAGAACTATGAGGCTCGAAATTGCATCTTCAAAAGCCATTAGGTATGCTTGTTTGAAGTTCCATTATGCTAAGTCGGTGCCAGTTAACACGTTTGGTTATTCTGTGTTTAATGATGATAACGAATGGTGCGGTGTTATTTTGTACGGAACTGGAGCGACACCTAATATAGGTAGCCAATATAATTTAAATCAAGGTCAAGTTGTCGAATTAGTGAGAATGGCATTGAATGGAAAACAAAAATCAACAAGCCAAGCAATGGCTATTTCTATCAGATTATTGATAAAAAAATTACCATTAGTCAAATTGATAGTTAGCTATGCTGATATTGACCAAAATCATTTTGGAACTATTTACCAAGCGGCTAACTGGTATTTTGTTGGTAGTTGCAACGAAAACACAAGAACAGGTTTTATAATTAACGGCAAAAAGGTTCACAACAAATCCCTTCACGGTATGGGGAAAGAACAATCTTTAAAAGGAGCTAAATCTATTGACCCAAATGCAACTGAGTACATCTCAAAAGGAAAACGTAAATACATCTACCCACTTGATAAAATTTTAATACCTTTATGCCAGTCGCTGGCGAAACCATATCCAAAAAATGCGTCAGAAGTGTAATGGTTGCACATTCTACTTCCAGTAGAAAGGAGGAGTTCGATTCTACCCTGACGCTCAACAAACAACGAAGTAACAGCGATGCCAAACCCTGAGAACATAGAACAACATCAGTTCAAGAAAGGCGAAAGCGGAAACCCGAAAGGCAGACCGAAGAACGTGGAAACTCTGCTAAAGGAACACTTCCTTGATGAGCATAACCTTAAACTATCCAAGTCGCAGACTCAGGACATCATAAAGAACATACTAGGCAAGACCCGAAGCGAATTGGTCGAACTGGCAAAGAATGACGAGTTACCTTTTTGGATTGCGTTGATAGCGAACAAGGCTCAACGAGACTTTAAGAAGGGTTCTATTCATATCTTGGACGTTCTCTTTGACCGGGTTTATGGTAAGCCTAAAGAGGAGGTGGAGCAGACGGTGAACGGTGGCAAGCCTGAGAAGATAGAGATAGTAATCCATCGACCGAATGAAGATTAATGGAACTGGAGTATTTGATGACCTATGGACTGCCCTTAATGATAAATCGATTCGGGGAATTGTGTTGGAGGGTGGCTCACGTAGTTCCAAAACGTGGTCAATCTGTCAAGCACTCCTCTTACTTGGTACGCAAACACCGCAGAGATTCGCGATTGCAAGGTGGAGAAGGACGTGGATTAAGCCGACAGTCCTTGACACGTTTAAGAAGGTCTTTAAAAGTGTTGAAGAATGGAAGGAAGAATCGTTTAACAAGAGCGAACTAACCTACCAGCACTACGGTAGTTCCTTTGAGTTTTACGGGCTTGACGACTCACAGAAGCTACACGGTATCGAAACCGATTTCTTTTGGCTTAACGAGGCAATCGAAACAAGCAAGGACGACTTCGACCAATTAGAGCAAAGGTGCAAAGGCAAATGGATTCTAGACTACAATCCGTCAACGGATGAACATTGGATTTACGACAACGTACTGAAGCGAGACGATGTGGTTTTGATTCATTCCACAATGTTGGACAATACATTCTTAGACCAACACATACGCGACAAGATAAACTCCTATCAGCCAACGCCTGAGAACATAGCAAGGGGAACGGCAGACGAATACAAGTGGAAGGTCTACGGACTTGGTGAACGCTCAAGAAGAGAAGGCGCCATATATGAGAACTGGACAGAATGTAAGGAGATGCCAACGGGCTACAAGTGGAAAGCCTACGGCTTAGACTTTGGATTCACTAACGACCCGACTGCACTCGTGGAGGTGGTTTACCAAGAAGGCAAGTTGTGGGTTAAAGAACTACTTTACGAAACTGGGCTAACGAACGCAGACATTGCGAGGAGGTGCGGACTTCAGCGAAGCGATGAAATTATAGCGGATAGTGCAGAGCCTAAGTCTATTGAAGAGATAAGACGGTCAGGCTTCAGGATAAGACCAGTAACTAAAGGGGCGGACTCGATTCGGTCAGGCATTGACAAACTTAAGAGCGTTCAGATAATGGTTCATCAAGACTCGGTTAACGTTATCCGGGAACTTAGAAACTACGCTTGGAAACGAGACTACAAAACCAACCAAGTAACCAACCAAGCCGAAGACGATAACAACCACGCTTTGGATGCCTTGCGCTACGTGGCAATGGAGAAGCTGAAGGCTAACGCTGGGAAGTACACCTTGCGTTAAGACACAAAATAACCAATTCGCTATTTATAAGAAGATGAGAATAGAATTACCAAACAGTTGGGAAGGTGTAACCATAGAGCAATTCCAAGCCTTGCAGAAGATACTCGCAGAAAACGGGGACGAGTACGCAACGAACGTGGCTATCATTAGCATCATGTCAGGCGTTCCAGTTGATGAGATTGAAACATATTCTTTAAAGACTTACGCTAAGTGCATGAGGACACTCTCCTTTCTATCTGAGCAACTGCTAGGACAAGTACAGAAGGTCGTGGAATTTGGAGGGCTTAGATACGATGTTATCACAGACGTTTATAAGTTGAATGGAGGGCAGTATATTACCTTGATGCATTTGATGAAAGACCCGGACAAGGTTATCGACCAGCTTAACGAGATAATGGCGGTGTTTTTAGTGCCGAAGAAAAAGACTTGGTGGGGTTGGAAGAAACAACCTTACGATTCGAACAAGCACAAGGAGGTAGCGGAGGCAATGCTTCAAGCACCTATGACAATTGTACAACCTTTGTCCGCTTTTTTTTTGAGCAGTTATCTCAAGTCCGCAAAACATATACTGGAATCTTCGGTCAAGAAAGCGGAGAAGATAAAGAAACAAGCGGAACGAAAGTTGAGACGTTTGAAACAAAATACGGATGGTTAAACGTGGTTAACAACCTATCTAATAACGATGCGACTAAGTGGGGTTACTTCTTCGCCTTGCCGCTTCGTGAGTTCTTAAACCTTATCTCATTCCAAAAAGCCAAACAGTCACACGAATATCACCAACAGAAACAGAATGGCATTCGATAAGTTAATAGATGCGCTTAACGACTTCAGGGAGGAGTACACGAAAGCATTAACAACATCCTTGCAAGGTGGTTCTACTTTGGGTAGTGGAGAAGGTCAGGGCTATGTAGCTTCAGGTAAATTAGGAACGTCTATAAAATTACCAGCGCAACCAAAGGTTAAGCTATTCGGTAAGATTTACAGTATGAAGATAACAATGCTCGACTACGGCATAACGCTTGACGAAGGACGAGCGGCTGGAGAAGATGCACCTTCAGTTGGAGACATTAAGAAGTGGTTAACCTATCCAAACGTATTGGCAAGACTTGGAGGAGACGACAAGCAATGGACTGATAAAAAAAGAACTAGCTGGGCGGAGTGGATTGTTTACAAGAAACTCAAATATCCGACAAAGGGCAAGAACTGGATTCAACCAGCTTTCGACAAGGTAACGCCTAAGATTGCTGGAGTGGTTGGGGCGGCAATTGCTGAAGATATAGAACTGACATTTGAAGAAATCAAAAGAATTATAGAAGGATAATGGCTATTTTTACAACATTCCCAGACGGAGAACCAGCCGATTACAACACGGCTTACAACGATAATGTTTGGGTATTCAAAACAAGCGTAAACACGCCAACGGTAAGGCTTAAAATTGTGGTGCTTCCTGAGAATTACCCAGTTGAAGGGGCAATCGGAGTAGTTAGAATTTACCCAACGACTGCAAATAACGGGAACAATTACCAAACGGCTTTTTTCGACCCGTCTAGATTTCTTCAAAGTTACATTGAGGGCTATGCTAATATCGAAGGAGCAAACCACAACGGTTTCTTTACGAATAATAACACGCATAAAGAATACTACCTATTCGTTGAGGAGGAGGACAAGAACTCGCAAGGTGTTTACAGAGCGTTAAAAGGCTCAATATTTACCAAGATAAAAAGCGTTTGGAACGGTGTACGGAACGAAATAGATTGGTTAGACTTTGACTATACAGATTACATAGTAAACACATTTTCAACAACTAAGAAGTTTCTAACTGATTCACCGAGAACAATAAGAATAGACTCAGCGCAAAGCTATCAGCTTTCGTTTATAGTTAACGAGAGGTTCGGGGCAAATCAGTACAATATAAAAGCGTATTCAGGTTATAACGGCACGGGTTCGCTTGTTGCTGACGGAGTGGTAAGTAATAACATACCGAGCCAAGATTCTTCAAGTAGGTACTTCAGAATACCAGTAGGCACTTATGATATCGGAAACATCGACCCGACACTTTATACCGACTCGTTACTTGGCACAACACCGTCAACGGCTCTAGCTAATGCGGCAAGTTACACGATACACTTAGAGGATAACACAAACGCACAAACAAGTGAGAAGGTTACTTTTAACATTAACGAAACTTGCTCTAAGTACAACGAGGTAAGGGTTCACTTCCTTAATCGCTTGGGCGGTTATGATGCTTTCAACTTTTACTTAAAGTCAATCCATCAAACCGACATTAAGAAAGACAAGTACGACCAGCAGCACCACGACTGGACTGGATTCGCTTACAAGTATTCCAAGAGCAGCAGAGGTACAACAGATTACAATGTTGCTCTAAGCAAGAAGCTAACCGTTAACACGGATTATTTAAGCGAAGCTGAAAGCGAATGGATGGAAGATTTAATAACGTCTCCAAGTCTTTATATTGAGGAGAACAACGAACTGATAGCGGTTAATCTAAACCAGCGAAATATCGTTAAAAAGACAAGCCTAAACGATAAGCTGATGCAGTACACTTTCGAGTTAAGCTATTCAATTAAAAACAGAAGACAACGTGGTTGAGGTTAGAATTGAGGGCAAAAGGTTAGATGTATTTGAGGGCTTTGACTTCTCATTCAATTACGGGGTTGCTGACATTCGTAACCCGGAGAAGAGGTCAACGGAATATTCCAAGACGATAAAGTGCCCAGCAACAAAGTCTAACGATGCGCTATTCGGACACATTTATGATTTTAACATAAGCAACAATTACGATGCTAACACTTCTAACATTGATGTCAATTTTAACCCTAATAAGAAAGCGGAGGCAAGAGTAATAGCTGACGGGGTGGAGGTAATGGCTGGAGTTGTTCAGCTAAGAAAGATAATCCAAAAGGGACACGCCTACACTTACGAGGTGGTGTTTATCGGTAAGTTGCTGAACATCTTCTCGGTGCTTGGAGACAAGAAGCTAAATGACGTAGACGAGAATGCACTTCCGCTAATTGACTTCAGCGACTTAAACCACGACTACACTTATCAGAATATTGTAGACTCTTGGAGTTACAACCAAGACTACGTTTATCCGATGGTTGACACGGCTACAAACTTTGAGTACTTCTCAGATGGCGGAAGAGTTTACCGAGTGGAGGACTTCCGACCTTTCTTCAAACTAAAGAACATAATTGATAGAATCTTTGCATTCGCTGGGTTTACTTATACAAGTAGCTTCTTGAGCGGTGCGGTGTTTAGTCGGTTAATTACGGGCGACATAAAAGAAAGCACCTTGTCGGATGCTCAGGTTGAATTGAGAAAGGCTATGGTTAACATTGGCGGCTCTTACGATTTACTTTCAGATTCAGAGTCTACGTTTGGCGTGGGAGGGTGGACACATCGGTTTGACTATGGCTCAATCGTTTATGATGTTGGAAACAACTTTATACCAGCTAATGAAATTTACTTGAGCGGTTACCAAACAATCGCGACAGTTTCAAGCGTTGTGGATTATGTCGTAACAAGAACCAAGAGAACTTTTTTTAGTAAGTCTTATTCAGGCAATGTAGACATCTATTATAGATATGATATTCTTGCTAACGGTAATTGCGATGTTTATTTATACCCAGCTACAACTCCATTAGCTACAAATCAATCAACAAACCAAACTTTATTTCAGCTAACTGGAGACTCAAATGCTGGTGGCTTTGCTCCTAACGACACGCTTTCTTTTATAATCAACGAATCAACGACAAACGAAAGTTATAGAGATTCCGCAGTAATTCAGTTTTTCGGGTTCGATTTAATGTATGGCAATATTCAAGCACCTACATTCAATCATAACATTCGGATGTATAGCGACGAAAACGGCTACGAAACTTTGTCAGAATTTGACTTTGTGTTATATCCTAATATGCCGCTCGGTCAAAGTGTTAATCAGTCGTCAACTTCAAGCGTAGAAAGCGTTCAAGTTTACAACTCAAACTATTTATTTACCGAATTGTTTATACCGCTTTTTCCGGGGAATGCTTGGTTTTCACCTTTATTATCTAGTAGCTTATTAGACGAGTATTCAATGACTCCTTCAGGCTTCTTTAAAATAGACGTTGAAAATAATGCGGTTTTGGAGCAGATGGAATTAGACTTTAATTCTATTATTCCAACGGTTGGAATGAGTGAGTTGCTGACTTCTGTGTTTAAGATGTTTAACCTTTACGTTGAGGTAGACCCGGACAACGAGAAGAATCTTCTTATTGAAACAAGGGACGACTTTTACAAAGCTGGAGGAACAAAAGACTGGACATACAAACTCGCAAGAGATAGAGACATAGCAATCGAACCGTTGGGCGTTCTGACAGATAGGGAATACATTTACACTTACTCAGAGGATGGAGACTATTACAACGAGCGTTATCAAAATAATCGGGGACACGTTTACGGAAGGGCAAGGGTAGAGGTGGACAACGACTTTGTCCAAAGTTCAAAAGAGATTGAGGTTGTTTTCTCCGCAACTCCTTTAGCAAACGACAACCCAAGCAATCGAATCATTCC